ATCAAACTCACAACACAGGCGCATTGTTTGGGGCATTAGCATAATGGCTAGTATTCTAAAAATGGCAGGACAGGCTTCACGTGTTTTAAGAGTAGGAAGTAGTGACACTACTACTACTGTATTTGATTCAAAGACACATAGTTCAAACGATGCTGCCTTAGTTGATACATCACATTATTGGGCGGTACACGGAGACCTCGCATGACTTCTGCAAATATTCAATCACGCGACGGGCAGCTACTTCAACCTAATCTTTGCTCATTTGCTGTAAGATTGACTTCTGAGATAACAGGTTTGAATGCCACGGTGACAGCTGGTGTTGCTGTAGATTACAATTCTAATGGAATAGAAATTTTTGATAGAGGTGGGGATTATGATTTAGCCAACAATAAATTCATAGTGCCAGTTACAGGTCTGTATCAATTAAATTTTTCACTTAGAGTACAAAGTATTACAAGTAATAACTTTATAATAGGAGTTTTAAGAACTGTTGGTTACAGTGGTACTGGTCAGGGAACATCAGAGGCTGATAATTTGTATGCACAGAGTTATGCAATTAATGGTGCACCTCCAACTGACTATCATCACTCTCAGAACAGTTTTTTAGTTTCACTTACAGCAGGTGTTGAAATAGAACATGTAGTTAGAAGTGAAAGTGATACAGATATCACTTTGAATGACAGAGGTGTTTCTTTCTCAGGATTTTTGGTAGGTTAGTATGGCAAAAGGTAAGTTAATAGCAGATGAGATCGAACACAGCAGTGTAGGTTCTTTGAACACACAGTTCGTTGTCAATGGTAGTGCGAAGGCGCACATCAACTTTAACGGAACAGGAACTCCAGCAACTAGAGGTAGCCTTAACTTTTCAACTATTACAGATTCTGGAACTGGAATTTACGAAATTGCATATACGAGCAATATGGGTAACGCAAACTATACAGTAACATCTGGGCAGGAATATGATGCTGGCGTACACAGTGCTTTAACTTCATTCAACTATGATGATGCTGGAGCGTTAAGTACTTCTGAACTTGCATTAAAAACATCTAAACCTAATGATACAGCATTAGTAGACTCAAAGTATGTCATGGCAACTATTCATGGAGACCTCGCATGACACAGAGTATTAATAGAAGGATTGCTGCTAACTTCAAACAAACAGGTTTACCTGAGAATATCACTGGTGCCACAGGTGGTACTTCAGTAACATTCATCGATTCAGACGCTTTAATACCAAGTGCAGATTTAACAGGTGATTCTGGAGATTTAGTATTTTCAAGATCGTCCAACGCCTTGTTTGTATGTGAGGGTGGATACTATCGTAAGTTATCATCGAGTAGCTTGGTCACTGCTGAAATGCTTCTTATTGGTGGAGGCGGTGGCGGCCAAAGTGGAGGCGGTGGCGCCGGCGGATTGTTGTATTACGGGTCAGAAGTTGGCCGCTCATCTGATTCAGCAGACTACGAAAGAAAACCACACGGGTCAGCCATCAGCATTGACGTAGGAAAAACATATACTGTTACTATAGGTGACGGTGGTGGTAGAGCATCCAACGGAGCAAATTCTACCGTCACAGCAACAGGAGTAAGCTTTACTGCTTTTGGAGGCGGGTCAGGCGCTGACGGTGGAGGTACTCACATAGGCACAGGCTTCCAGGGTAATGACGGTGGATCTGGCGGAGGCGGAGGAGGTAACACAGGCACTGGTTCGAACGTTAGATTGCTTGGAGGTGATAATGTGCCCGGCCAAGGCTTTCCAGGAGGCGTTGGTTTAGAAGTTGGTAATTCACCAGCTGGGGCCGGTGGTGGCGCTGGAGGTCCGGGCGGATCTGCAGAAGCAGGTAGTGCCAACCATTCTAACGGAGGTAGTGGATTACGATATTCTATTACTGGCACTGAAACGTATTACGCCGGCGGAGGTGGAGGAGGATCACATAATGCTGGTTTTGGTAGTGGTGGCCCAGGCGGCGGAGGTAATGGAAATATAAATAATGGTGCGTCTACTCCAGGTACAGCCAATACCGGAGGTGGTGGAGGTGGTGGAGGATATGCTCACGGCTCAGCATCAACAATCTCAAATGGCGGGTCCGGAGTTTGTATCTTAAAAACTGCATCAACTCTTACAACAACGGGTACTGTAACAGTTGACAGCGATGGTAATGGCTTTAACGTATATACTTTTACTGATGACGGAACATTTAAAACATCATAAGGATAAATAATGAAAATACCTGAATTTAAGAATACACATTTATTTGATAGATTATGCTGGGCAAAAGAAAACTTAGAGCCTATACAAAGTGATTATCGCGTAGTATATGAACAAAACATTGACGAGCCCGCAAAGGTGCTTGTGCCTGATCCAAACTGGATGGCGTGCGCACAGGCAGGTGGTATACTTCCGCCGGTGTGGGTTTATCATGAACTGGCTGACGATGAGGCTAAGCCAGACTTTAAAAAACATACACGCGGTTATCTACTGCATGAAACAGATCCAGTCGAACCAATGACTGAAGAACAAGCAATTGAATATTTAATTATGAAAGACGTACCAAGAGAAGTATGGCAATCTTGGAATGAAGGAAATAAACCAAAGATGGTAATTTGCAGAAAAGAACAGTTACCGTCAACTAGAGAATGGAGAAACGCTTGGCGTATCTCCGAAGATTTAGAAGCCGCATAGGAGAAACTAATGGCAACAACAATCGTAGATAAAGACGGCAAGTCTATTGATGCAGCTTCGGCAACGATACCGTCTGATCGTCATTTCCGTAATGCATGGACACTAGACGGAAAAGTAATATCAGAAGATCTTGCCACTGCAAAAACTATTTTTAAAGATAAAATACGTGAAGTTAGAAAGCCTCTGCTAGAGGAAGAAGACGTTGTGTATATGAAAGCTTTGGAAGCAGACGATGCATCTGCCAAGACTGCTTCAGTAAATAAAAAGAAATCACTACGTGATGCACCGGCCGCATCTGCAATTACAAATGCTACGACTATTGCAGAATTAAAAGCTGCATGGGATACGAGTCTGCTAGGCGCTTCTCCATACGCATAGGAGGCGTAAATGCTGAATGAAAAAAACCCAGGCCTCTGGGCAAATATTGCAGCTAAGAGAGCAAGAATCAAACGCGGCTCAGGTGAACGCATGCGTAAGAAAGGTGAGAAGGGTGCACCTGCACAAGACGCTTTACGTCAAGCGCAAGCTACGAGTCGACGTGAAGATATGAGTGAAATGCCTACTGTAAATACCAGCGCTATACCTAACCCTGCTGATACTGCAATGGGTCCACGTATACGTACTATGACTATGCACGATAAGCGTAGAAAAAAAGACAAGTTGCCTGTCTTACTTAAACGTTTTAGAAAGTATATTGAGGACAATGGTATAGGTTAATGACTCGCATATATATTCTGATTTTTATCATTGCAATACTTGGTGGAATAGGTTATGGTGCTAAATATTATTATGACACTACACAAAATAAGATTGCAATCCTTACAGAAAATAATGCTCAACTCGAAGTAGCCGTTGAAACTGCGGCTGCTAGTCTTGACGCGGCTATGGAAAATCAAGAAAAATTAGGTGCTTTAAATAAATCTTTACAAGAAGATTTGCAAAAAGCTGAAAAATACGGGGACAGTCTCCGTAATAAATTACAACAACTCAATCTAGTCAAAGATGCATTAACAGATGCAAAAGACTTAGAAGGTAGAATGAATGGTGCAACTGCTAAAATCTGGCGTGACATCACTACCGATACTGGTGGCGACGGTGGCCGTCCTGTTCCTGAGTGGCTGCAGCAGCCTAAGACTGCCGGCGGAAATCAAGACAGTAACCAAGATCGAGAAAGTGACGATACCAACGGTAGCGAGACCGAAGCCAGTACAACTGAATGATGTTCGAGTTTACGTAGTAAACGAAGAAATCTATGAAGAATTTGTGAAAGAGTTTACCGAAGAAAACGGTGAGCTTGCTTTTGTTGCACTGTCCATGAAAGATTACGAAAACTTAGCTCTCAATGTTGCAGAGCTTCGCCGATATATTAATCAACAGAAAAACATTATAATATACTACGAAGATGCTGTAACAGATAAGGAGGAAGAAGAATGATGTCTTTCATTTTAGATCAACTCATGACATGGTGGCAGTTTACTGTTGTGGGTATACTAATTATAATAGGATGGTTGATAAATCTACTAGGTGTAGATTGTGATGAAGATATTATAGGATTTGATTACGTAGAAATGCCTCAGCTGAAACCAATCAAGATACCTACAGCAGGCAAAGGTTTTTGGGGTGCACTGTGGATGTGGATAACGGGTACTCGACACTGGATGGTAGCGTCTGATTGGGCATTTAAAGTCGACGGCGAATGGTATGTAATACCAGCCGGCTTTGTATTTGATGGTGCTTCTATTCCTAAGTTTTTACACACATGGTTATCACCTACAGGTGTGCTACTTATGGGTGGACTGGTGCATGACTATGCATATAAATATGAAACACTACTACGAAAATATAAAAAAGAAACTATGGGCGTATTAACACAAAAACGTGCTGATGAAATCTTTAGAGATATAAACATCGAACAAAATGGTTTTCATTTTTTAAATAACCTGGCATACTGGGCTTTACGTATTGGTGGGTTTATGGCGTGGAATGGCCATCGTAAACGCAACTGTAAAATAGATGGTCTTAATGAATTTAATGAAAGTAAATTATTGGAGGAAGAAAAATGAGTTGTATGAAACAACAATTAATTAAAGCTGCACGTATGCACGCAGAAGGTGAACTGGAACGTGCTAAAACTAATATTATGGTTTACATGAAACAAAGTGTAGGTATCGGAGAACACAGCGATATTGTCGAGGCTATACAAGAAGAACTAGACAAGATGGCTGCAGCCACAGATAGAATCGATATGTTAGACATACATTTTAAAGATGAAGATAATGATATTGCAATGATGTAAACATTGATCTTACTTAAAAAAATAAATATCTTTTTTTAAACGCAGAGTCCCTGAAGCCACAATTTAAGGGTTTACAAACTCTGCGTTTTGATATATAATACTACCAGAAAAACAAACAATCAGATATTGAGGTACGAACATGGCTACACCGAATGTAGACACGCGAGAGTTTTTATCGCAGACAAAATTTTATGATGGATATTCACGTTTCAAAGAATATGGAAACGGTGGCTATGAGTCTTGGAACGAGGCAGTTGACCGCGTAATGGAAATGCACTTAGATAATTATAAAGAGTCAAACGGCAAGTTACAAGATTTTATCGAAGAAGCTCGTACTGCATATAAAGAACAGCGCGTACTCGGTGCACAGCGCGCCCTACAGTTTGGTGGTGAACAACTTTTAAAACATCAGATGAGAATGTATAACTGCACATCTTCTTATGCTGATCGTCCAGATTTTTTTGGTGAATATTTTTATATCTTATTGTGTGGTGCTGGTGCAGGATTTTCTGTGCAAGAACATCACGTAGCGAAACTTCCTCAAATTAAAAACAGAACAAAGCAAGCAAAAGGTTATATTGTTGAAGACTCTATTGAAGGTTGGGCTTCAGCTTTGGACGTCCTTTTGTCGTCTTACTTCGTTGGCGGTGGTAAACATCCAGATTTTGAAGGACGTAGAGTTTTCTTTGATCTTACACAGATCAGGCCAAAAGGCGCAAAAATATCCGGTGGATTTAAAGCGCCAGGCCCAGAAGGTTTACGTCGTTCGCTAGATAAAATAGAACTTATCTTACAAAATATAGTTATTGATTCCAAAGGTCCTGTATCTCTTCGTCCCATTCAGGTGTACGATATTTGTATGCACGCTGCAGACGCTGTCTTGTCAGGTGGTGTTCGTAGGTCTGCTACTATTTGTCTTTTCTCACCGGAAGATGAAGAGATGATGACAGCAAAAACAGGTAACTGGTTTATAGACAACGCACAAAGAGGCAGATCAAATAACTCGGCAGTGAT